TTACAGCTCGCAGAATTCCCAGCTGGAAACGATACCGACCCGGACGAAGCCGAAATCTTTTTCGAGCGCCCGGGCGACCTGTGCCACCCGGGCGTTGTCGCCGATCGAGGGGGCCGCCTCGACGGTATCGGCGAAGTCGGGGATCAGGTCGCGCACATAGACCAGAGCGACCAGCTCGCCATTCCTGGTGGCGCCGAGGGCAATCCCTCGCCCCTTGTAGTGATGCTGAAGGGCATCGGGTACCGGATAGACATTCATCTGTATCACTCCGACCAGTGGTCACAGGTTTTGTTCAGGCTCGCCAGCCCGCATTTTCCGGCGAGCATCACCCATGGATATTTACCGGCATAGCGGTCGAAGCTGATACGATCGGTCGCACCATCCAGGATCCAGGTCTTGCCTGATATCGATCCGCAGTTCAGCTTTCGGCTGCGCTCGTTGCCGAGGCTTTTCGACCAGTGATCCGAAATGCGGATAATCGAACGCGCGGTCTTGAAGTAGATGGACAGCCCGCGCGACTGAAAGAATGCATTGCTGTTCTGGGAAATGTAGGACAGGACATAATCCTGTCCGTCGATGTCCACGGTCTTTCCAAGATTACGCCGATCTACGAATTCGAGAAGTGCCCGGGCAAGCGCCGGATCGATGGGCTTGAATTTCGCGATGCTATTCATAGCTATGCCCTCAACCGGCGAGATATTCCGCGCACCAGCGCTTGACGTCCTGCCAGTCGCCTTCGGTGACGATGGTGCCGTGGCGCTGCACGGCCCAGTGATTCCGCCCGTAGCGGTGGAGCATGAGATACGAAGCGTCGGCGCCGAGCTGGTCGAAGAGGCGATGCAGATTGGCGGCGGACGGGGCAAAATAAATGCGCTCATAGAGCTTCGCGTTCTCGGGCATTTGACAGGCCTTTCCGATCCTGTATGATCGCTTGGTTCCCCCGGGCCACCGGGGATGGACCCTACCTGGTGAAGAAGCCGAATGTTCCCCCGGGCTACCGGGGATAGACCCTATTTCTCTTTCAGCTTCGACAGGTAGGCCGGGCGACCGGTAATGGTGAGGGGCGGTCTTCGGGCCGCCCCTTTCTGTTGGGCGCCCCGCTTCGTCATGTCATAATTTTTATGACATCATCGAACGCCCGTCAACAGGAAAATGCGGTGGCGAACGCGGCAAGATTGTCATAATCTATATGACAAAGGAGGCCCCGCCATGACCACGATCAATCTGACTGCATTCAATCGCCTCGCTGAGCGCGTGTACGGGACGGCGCGATGGCAGAGCGCTTTCGCCCGGGATGCGGGCGTCACCTATCGGACAGTGCGCCGATGGCAGGTCGAGGGTGAGCTATTGCCTGACGATGTCCTGATGCTGCGGGATGCGGCCGCGCGGCGCGCAGCCGCTGCCGCAGCCGCGGCTGCCGAAATTGAGCAATTTATGGTTGACAATAATATCAGTCAGGACGGATGATGTTTCTGTCGCACCGGGGCTTCGGCGCCGGTGTCGTTGGGTTGAAACTGGCACTTTTGTAAGCGTCAGTTCGGCGCGACGAAGCACCATCGGGGATCGCCGACGGTGTGGTCACCAGCCCGCTGGCTGGTGTTGGATTGAAACTGATGCTTTTGTAAGCATGCAAAGGCCGACTGCCACATCGTGGCTCACGGCCAATCAAGAAGGGCGGCTCCCTTGCGGGGCCGCCCTTTTTATTCGGCGCCGGCGGCTTCGGCCTGCGGCGGCGGTGTCTTGGTCTCGCGGGCTTCATGGGTCACCAGCTTGGCGATGGCGCTGTCCGCCATCTGGCCGGTGAGGGCCATATAGTGGTGCAGGATGCGGGTCGCGTGCTCCAGGTCGTGGCCGGTGACCGCGCAGATTTCCGGGATCGTGGCGCTGGCCTCCGCCAGCCGGGTGACCGCCGTGTCGCGCGCGTCCTGGAAACGCGCGGTGACGACGGTCGGCGCCAGCCGCGCGGCCGGGCCGTCGCGGAGGCCCTGGAAGATCCGCCGGAAATGGTCGGCCGTCCACGGCCGGCCGGCGCGATCGAGGATGACCCGCTCTGACCGAAGCAGCCGCGCGCGGGCCATGGCCCGGCGCACGCGATCGGCAAGGCGGGGGTGCAGCGGGATGTCGACCTGCGCCTTGGTCTTCGCCTGCTGGATCCGGACCCGCAGACCTTCCGGGGTCTCGATCAGCTGGCGCAGGGTCAGCGACAGGATATCGGCCTGGCGCTGGCCGACATAGATCCCGATCAGCAGCGCATCGGCGATGGATGGCTCACCGGCGGCATCGGCCGCGGTGATCAAGGCCGCCTCTTCCTCGCGCGTAAATACGCGGACGCGCGGCGGGGTGGAAATCATTTCCGGGGCGCTGGCCGGATTTTCCGGGCACCACAGCAGGTGTGTCCGGTCCAGGCTGCACGCATAGCTGTAGAGCAGGCGCAGCACGCGGAGGATGGCATTCGCGCGGCTGTGGCTCGCCTGATAGAGCTGGGCGTAGAAGTCGGCGACCATGCCCCGGGTGATCGATCGGGCCGGCTCGCGCCCCGCCCAATCGACGATCACCCGCAGGCACAGGCCGTATTCGTACCGCGTTTTGGGGGCGAGCCGCTTGAAGCGCAGGCTCGCTTGATAGTGATCCGCCAGGGCGGCGAGGCTGGTGGTGGTCTTGTAGGCCGCCGGCTGCCGGCCGGCCTGCGGCGCCGGGGTTTCGCCCCGGCGCCAGCGGGCCACTTCGGCATTGATCCGGCCGGCCGCGGCGGCTGCGTCGTGTTCCGTGGTGCACGGCGTGCCGTCGGGCAGCCGCAGCCGCACCAGCGGCCAGCCGGCTGCGGCCAGGCTGGCTGACGGCTGCCAGTAATAGACCGTGCTGGTCTTGTACTGGCGCCGCCGCAGATAGGGCACCTTGACCGTGGCCATCAGTGCAGGGCCTTCCGCCGCCGGCCGACCTGGCCGGCCACGCGGGCCGCGCGCTCGCTCAGGCGCCGGGCGCGGTCCGCGTCGGCCGGGGCGGCTTCAGGGGCTGCCGGCGTGGCAGCGGGGGCGGCGGGAAGGCCCTGCCGCTCCCGCAGCCAGCGGTCGACGGCGCGGGGATCCCAGAGCCGGCCCCAGACCGGCGGCGGGAAGCCGTCGGCCTGGAGCTTCGGCAGCCGCCGATAGATGGTGTCCGGGCGGACCCTGAAGATCTGCGCCAGGTCCGCCATGGTCAGCAGCTGGGGCGGGACGTCGTCAGCCATCAGCGCTTGCCCTCCCGCAGGAGCTTGAGCGAGACCGCGCACAGCAGGCTGCACGTCAGCAGCTTGCGGCGGGCGACGTCGTCGGCGCCGGCGGCGATGGCGCCTTCCGCTTCGGCCGCGAAGCCGATGGCCCGATAGGCGAGCTGGCCGGCGGAGGGCTGGGAGAGAAGGTGATGAATCGCCTCGGGGTGCTCCGCGGCCTTGGCCAGGTCAGCGGCGTGGGCGCTGGTCCAGGCTTCGATTTCAGAGCGATTCATGGCTGCGCTCCCCTGTGAGCGTGAAAATCCGACGTTCCGCGGCGCGGATCCAGTTCTTGGCGAGCTGATAATAGCCGCTGGTGCAGGTGGTCCGCGCGCCCAGGACAAAAAGCGTCATCGCGTGATGGCCTTCAGTCATGCGTGCCGCGGGAACATCTGCGATGATGCCTTGCAGGAACCGCCTCATCTCCGTTTCTCTGTACTTCGTCTGTTCGATCTGGTCAGCCAGATCGTGAGTACTCCGGGACTTGATGCGTGCGTCAATGTTATTGATCTTGCCGCTGATCTTGCCGATCAGGTAGCGCAGGCCGGGCACAGTGCCGGCAGGGAGGCCCTTAGCCATGGATCACCTCCACTTCCCGAAGGCTGATCCACCGGCGCCGGCCGGCTTCCGTCACCATCGCCAGCCCCCCGGCGATGGTGGTGGCCTGGTCGACATGGGGCAGACCGTCGGCGCCGATCCAGCGGACCCGAGTTCCGGCCCGGATCGCCGGCGACGGGGCCGGCCGGATGGCGGCGGCGAAGGCGCGGGCGCGATCGGCGAGCAGCAGACGCGCGGCGCAGGACGGCAGGCCGCGCGCGGCGCGGGCGGCTGCCAGATCGATGATCTGAGTCATGAGGGATCGTCCTCCTGGCTGCCCGGCATGAAGCCGCCCCATGTGCGATCGGGCAGCGGCGGCATGGTCAGCCCGGGCAGCTGCGCGCGGATCTTGACCAGCGCGTCGTCTGCGGCCGCGGCCGCCTTGACGCGGTAGTCCTGGTGATTCACGTCGCCTCGGGCGTAGCCCTCGGCGATGAAGGCGAGGGCGGAGATGGCGATTTCGAGCGCCGTGGCTTCGGGGCGGCTGTTCCAGGCGTGGAGCAGCGCGTCGGGGCCCCGATAGGCGCCCTTGTTGAGCAGCAGATCAACGGGGCCTTCAGCGAGACATCGGACACAGCGGGCCGTGTGATACCCGCCGAAATCGTCCTCGTCCATAACGGCGCGCGCCCCGCAGAAAGGGCAGGGCTTCAGCTGATCGGGGGTGATGGTCATGGGGTGGCCTCCCCTTCATCCGCCGCGTCCAGCTTCCGAAGGACCTCGGAAGCCTGCTGGACGGCGGCATCCATCTCGTGGATGACATCGGCGGGGATCGCCGATTGCGTGAAATTCACCTCAGCGGCGAAATCGGCATGGGCCGTCAGCAAAGCGCGGAGCGCGTCCAGAATATCATCGGCCGCCGTCCAGACTTCGTCGTAGGCGGCGAAGATCCGCTCTTTCAGCAGGTCGCAGCCGGAGAAGGGGTATCTTTCGCGATGATGCAAAAAGATCGCATATGCGATGACATCAAGAAGCGAATATTCCCTGTCGCTGCGCAGATTGGCGATCAGCCGTTGCACCAGATGCGATGTCGGACATTCAAAAGGATTATGCCAGCCGGTGCGGCCGGACGCAGTGAGGCGCTGCCTGACCTGCTGCATCAGGTCGACGCAGATCATTTCTTCCGGTGTCGCGCCATAGTGCTGGTCCAGCGCCTTCAGCGCCTGAGCCAGTAGGGACCGCAGATCCCGCTTGCCCCAGAAGGTCACCGCCGAGCTGTCATCGTCGCCCGGATGGTGCATGAAGGGGCCGCGGACCTGGTCTCCCGACGGCAGGGTCACGGGCAGATGAAGCCAGAAGCGCAGGCCGGTGAAATCCTGGCCGTCGATGGTCTTCGAGATGATCTCGATCTTGTCGGTCATCTCTTCGGCGTAGACGTTCACGCGCATGACATCAATCCTTCCCCGCGAAGTTTTCATCAAGAAGTCGCTTCATCAGCGCCCGTCGGGTCACAGAATTGATGGGCATCATTTCATAATGAGTCACGGCAATTGCGCACTTCAATTCGTCGCGAGCGCAGAAGCCGGCGGCGATCGTAATTTGGTGACTGCTCAGAGAAGCCGCCTTACTCACGGCATCAAGATAGGCGCGGGCGGTGATGTGCGCGATAGCGAGAGACCGTTGCTGATGCTGTGGTGATGGATATCGACACGGAGGAGTCATGCCATCCATGATGTCTTCCCAGACCTCCTTAGCTGCGGTCTGAGGTGTGGCGCCGTCTCTGCGGACGTGACCGTAGACGCCGAATTCATTCCAGATCATCAGGCATGCGCTATATGCCGCAGGGCTGTCCATCACACCCCCTCCGTCAGTGCCCGCAGCAAAGCGGGCACCAGCAGCTTGTCGGTGATGCACGAGAGCGACGCGTCGTTGATCCACATGGCCGCCGTCGCGGCCGGAACGCCGTCGACTTTGTCGGCGTAGCCGATGGTCAGGGCCGTCATCTTGTCGGCCGGGAACACCGTGCTGGACAGAAGCTTATCAATCTGTCGTGCCACGCCCACGCAGGCCTGCACGGCTGCGGAGGCCTCCGCGCGCAGAGGCACCGACAGGGCGGAAACAGGCGTCGGATACATCGACATGATCCACCCCTGCACGGCCTGAATGGCGGCTTCGGGGCTGTCGCCCGGCATGCACGCCGAGGCGGTCATCCGGTGATCGCGGATGATCATGATCGTGGCGTGATACTGCGTGGGGGTGTCAGCCATTGACCACCTCCAGCAGCTCCAGGGCCTGCGACGGGGAGCGCAGGCGGCTGTCGACGATGCGGTCGGCCGTGTCGTACCAGCGGTCGAGGATGTCGGGGGCGAAGCGCGCGGCCAGATCCGCGCGGGTGCAGCTGCCGGCGGCGACGCGCCGCGCGGCGATGGCCCGCACCACCTGTTCGCACAGGTAGGCTGCGGGCAAGTCGGAAAAGGACATGAGATTTAGCCTCTCAGGGTTGAGATGCCTTCATCATGCCAATTTGGTATAAGCCGTCAATCGCGAATTAATGCCATTTTGGTATTAGATCCAGCGCAAGGCCCGGGCGCCGACCAGCCAGAGGCCCGCAGCCGCAGCCGAACCGGCGTATATCATCGGCTTTATCAACTTTCGGCTGTCGGATATGCGCATGTCGGTCATTTCAGGGCCGCCACTCGACCAGTAATATCCGGACAAAAAGCTGATGCCGATAAAGTATACAGGCGCAATCCAGGCGGGTTGAAATGTGAACAGCCATCCATAAATCGCGAATGAAAACAGAATGCAAATAGAATAATGCGGCTCTCTCTCGTAATAAATAACCTGCGTTTCGACGTGATCTGATTTTGGCGCCCACCGTATCATGGCAAGCGAGGAATGCATGAATATTAAGGCAGCGGCTGGGATGATAAGTCCGTAAAATCCATCGATAAATAATCCGGCTTCACGAGGTGTCATTGCATTTCCGCTCCTTGGTGAGATTAAGAAGTGCCGTTTTTTGTGGCTCCGTTTGTATGTGGCTGTTGTTCCGCCAGCGCACCAGCAATTCTAATAACATTCTCTTTATTCGGCGCACTAAGCGCCCGATACAAATCAAGGATTGCTTGCTCGTCGGGGGCGAGCCCGGGCTTCGGCGCTTCGAGAATTTCGGTCGGCGTGCATCGGAGCGCCTGGGACAGCCGATTGAGCCAGTCGACGGTCAGCCGGCGATGCCCCTTCTCCAGCCTGTCAATCTGGGATTGAGACGTGCCGGCACGCTCCGCAAGCTCTGCCTGCGAAAGCCCCTGTTTCTCTCGGATTTCACGCAACCTGGACATGTATATATTATACCGATGCGGTATATCTGTGCCCAACACCAAGGTGGCATGCCGATTTCGATCGCCTGTTGACGCGTAATGCCAAATTGGTATTGTCGTGGTCATGGATCTGATCACCTATCGCCGCACCCATAAGCTGACGCAGGAAGCCCTCGCCGACCGTATCGGCGTGAGCCAGCCCGCTTACGCGCGATATGAAGCCGGCCAGCGGGTGCCGCGGCCGGCCATCATGGCGCGCATCGTGCAGGTCACCGGCGGAGCGGTGACCGAGGCCGATATGTATCGGGCGCATGTCGCCCGGGCCGCCGCCGCCGGCGGCAAGGAGGCCGCGTGAGCTGCAAACACCTGACCTTTGACGCCACGGTGACGGTCGCGCGGCTGGAAGACATAGGCCAGTACCGGGCCGAAGTGCGCATCCACTGCTCTGACTGTGGCCTGCAGTTTCAGTTCTTGGGGCTGACACCGGGATATCAGCCGGCAGCCGCGAATGTCAGCCTGGACGGGCTGGAGGCTAATCTTGCGATCGCGCCCAAAGGGAGTCATCCGACGCCTTTCGCGGTGCTGATCGGCGATCCAGCGGCCCGCCATTGATGACCGCCCCCGTCCCCCGCCCCTCCCCATCCGCCCTGACCGCCCACCTGGCCGCGGCCCTGGCTGCGGCCGCGGCTGCGCAGGGCGTGACGCCGGCGACGCTGGCGATGCGGGCGGCGGGGGATGCGCGGCTGGCCCGCCGGCTGGCCGCCGGCGGAACATGCCGCCTGACGACGTGGTGGCGCGCCACCTGCTGGCTGGCGGACCACTGGCCCGAGGGCGCGGCCTGGCCCGACGGTGTTCCGCGACCGGGGAGGGTGGTGCGATGACGCGGCCGCTCTTCCCAGCCTGGGTTCCCGAGACGCGAACGGCCGGGGTGGCAGCCCCGGCCGTGCAAGGCGTTCTGCACCTGATCTGCGACCGTAGTGTGCCCCCCTCCTTCCGCGAGCAACTTTCGCGGGAAAGGAACAGGGGAACCATGACGGCGGTGACCAGGGATTTGCGGGCGGCAGCCGCCCGCACCGATGCGACGGTGATCGGGCAGCGCTGGGCGGAGGCGCTGCGGCGCCGGTATCCGGCCGACGCCGCGAAGGCGATCGCGCGGGATTTCGGCTGCGAGGTTCGAACCGCGCGGTCGTGGCTGGCCGGCCAGGCGCCGCGGGCCGATGCGCTGGCGCTGGGCGCGGTGCTTCACGGGCCCCAGCTGGTCGCCGAGGTGCTGATGCCCGAAGCCACCCGGGATGCCGAGCGCCGGCGGATCGCGCAGGCGATCGAGGATGTCGGCCAGACAATCGACGAGCTGCGCCGGCGGCTGGGAGGGACGGCATGAGCGAGTACACGCGCGTGGTGCGGCTGCTGGTCAGTGCCTATTCGCTGGAGGGCCCCGTCCGGCTGCGGCTGCGGGTGCGGATCTGGGTCGCTTCGGCCCTGCTGCACCTGGTGCTGGTGATCCTCCGCACCGGTGAGCGGTGCGGGGCGGTGAAGTGGTGGATCGTGCGGCGGCTTCAGGCCGCGGCGGTGTGGGTGATGGAGGTGGGACGCGATGAGTGACGGGAGCACGGATAAGCGGGGGCAGACGACCCCGGAAGAGGCCCTGGAATGGTGCGTCGGGGAGGCCAAGCGTGCCGAACGGGAGCGCGAAGCCAGGGCAGCCGATCGGGCAATCAAAAACAAAATCGGGGCCATTCAACGGCTGCTCGATGAAATGTCCCAGATAGATCAAGCGGCACTTCGCAAGATCTGGGAAGAACAGTGCGACAAGCATCGGGACTGGCTCATCAGCGTCATCGGCCCCCAGCCCCTGCCCGGGTTCAAAAGCCTCGCTCACACGTATTTGACGGCGTTTGATGACGTCGCCCGTGGCAAGGGACAGGCGCGGCATGGTATCGCGCTTGACCTGATGCAGCAGCCGGTGATGCAGATCGGCGCGATGGTCGGTCCGGGGCATTGCCTCGGGCAGGTTGTGAAAAAGGTGCAAGAGGCAGCCCTGCTGCATGGGCAGGGCGAAAATGCCGTCGCCCGCGTCGAGCTTCTGGGCGCTATCAATTACGCGGCGTTCGCCATCCTGCTGCTGGGTGGCATGGATGATACCTCGGATATCCCGTTCTGATGCCGGCGCCGCTCGCCTCCCCCTCTGACCTGATGCTGCACATCCGTGAGCGGCTGTGCGAGCAGCTGTGCGCGTGGGCGGACAGCTGGGGATGGGAGCCGGACGACGACTTCTATGACGCCGGCGAGTGGTTGTGGATCGTTCGCCGCGATCCGGAGGTTCGGGCGGCGCTGGCGGATGCCGGCCTGGAGCTTTCGGACAGCAATCTGGACTGGGCCGCCGGTGTGATACTGGAGCACACCGGCGACCCTTGGCCCGACGAGGGCGATTGTGAGTGGGACGAGGACTACGAGGACGACGACGAGGAAGGGGGGCAGGTATGAGCCCGCCCCCCTTCCTGGTCTGCCGTCACCTGTCAGGCCAGATCCAGGTCCAGCCCGAGGCACAACCCCTCCACGTGGTGCGTGAAGGGCCAGCCTGCGCAGCGGATGATCTTGATCCGCCGCGGCACCTGCACATGCAGGGGGGCGAAGTCGTCCAGGAAATAGGTCAGGGCTTTGGCGCGGCCGCGCATTTCGAGCACACCATTGTCCTCGCTGATCGAGTAGACGAAAGTGCCGGTGCGGCGATCGCGCAGATACTGGAGGACATCTTCCGGGGTCGCGAAGGTCTCGGTGCGGGTGGCGGTGGTCGCGTCGCCCTGGATCTCGATCGTGTACATGGCGTCAGCCCTTCGGGTGATATGCGGGGCGTCATTGCCTCGCCTCATGTCATAAAAAATATGACATTCTTTGCGGCTGCGCAAGTCATATTTTTTATGACATTCACGATTTTTTCGGGGGCAACGACATGAGCCAGCGCCCCGCCCTGATGCCGATTTCGACGATCGTCGACCTGCTCACCGCTCAGATAGAGCCGCTGGTCCGCGAGCTGCTGCCCCATGGCAGCCGCCACGGCCACGAGTGGCGGTGCGGATCGCTGGCCGGCGAGCCCGGGCAGTCGCTGGCTGTCAACCTCAAGGCACGCACGGGCGTGTGGGCGGATTTTTCGAGCGGCGAAAGCGGCGACGCGCTCGACCTGGTCGCGGGTGTGTGCTGCGGCGGGGATAAGACGCAGGCGATCAAGTGGGCACGGCGGTGGCTGGGAGTCGAGGACGGCGACCCGGCCGAATTCGAGCGCCGGCGGCGGATCGCGGAAAAGAAAGCCGCGGCCCGGAAAGCGGAAGCTGAAGAGGAAGCACGCCGAGCGCGCGAATCGGCCGTGCGCATCTGGATGTCCGCCTCTAGCGAGCTGCTGGGCACGCCGGTCGATCGCTATCTGGCCGGCCGGGCGATCGAGCTGGCGCGCCTGCCCTGGCTGCCCGGGGCGATCCGGTATCACCCCGGGCTGTGGAATGCCGAGACCGGGCAGAAATGGCCGGCCATGGTGACGTCGATCGTGGGGCCGGACGGCAAACAGATGTCCACGCACCGGACGTGGCTGGAGGTGCAGCGGGACGGGCGCGTGCGGAAGGCGCCGCTTGACGAGCCGAAAAAGACCCTCGGCGGCTTCCGCGGTGGGTGGATTTCGCTCTGGAAGGGGGCGATCGCCGGCGCCGACGGGCGCCTGCGGAAGGCCGCACCGATCAGCCGGGTCAAAGGCCCGATCGAGATCGACATCACCGAGGGGATCGAGGACGGGCTGTCGGTGGTGGTCAGTGACCCGGCCCTGCGGGTGATCGCGTCGGTGTCCGGCGGCAATCTGGCCAATCTGCGGCTGCCCGAGAGCGCTGGCCTGGTGCTTTGGGCGCAAAACGACCCGCCCGGGTCGGACGCGGCGAAGGCCTTCGCGGCCGCGGCGGCGGCGCTGGGCGAGCGGCATGCGTCGGTCAAGGTCGCCCGGCCGCCGGCGGAATACAAGGACGTGAATGACATGCTCATCGCGTCAAAAAAGCTGAAGGAAGAGCGTCATGGCTGACGGGGCGGATAATGTGCGCGCGCTCCGGGCGGCGGCAGGGCCGGTGATATCGCCGGCGACGCCGGCGGAAGCGGAAGGTAAGAAGAAATCGGGCGGTGGCGGTGGCGAACCTATGCTGCCCGAAGGGGTACCAGTAATCCCCCTCGGTAAAGAGGGGGAGACATTTTATTACCTCAATGAATTGGGGGAGTTGATCCCCCTGAAGGCAAAGGATCATTCGCGCCTCAATTTGCAAAGTCTTTGGGGCCGTCAGCTGGGACAGCTCTACGAGTATTGGCCCCGGATGGTGCAGGACAAAGAAACCGGTGCCTGGAATATTTCCGGGTGGAAACCGGAGCTGGTGGCCGAAGCCCTGATCCATGACGCGAGTATGCGGGGCGTGTGGTCGCCCCGTGAAAAGGTGCGCGGCCGGGGCGCCTGGTCCGGCGCGGATGGCGAGTTGGTGATGCACCTCGGCGATACGCTGATGGTCGTGCCGCCCGAAAAGGGCGAGGCCTGGCGCCAGCAAGAGCCGGGCGAAGTGCTGGGGCGGGTCTATCCGACGGCGCCCTGTATTCTGCGGCCACACCCGGTCGCGCAGCCGGGGGGAGAAAAGGGGCCGGCCGGCGAAGTGCTGGACATCCTCAAGACCTGGTCCTGGCGCCGGCCGGAGCTGGACCCGTATCTCACCCTGGGATGGATCGCATCCGCCTGGCTGGGCGGTGCGATCGCCTGGCGCGCCATCATCTGGCTCACCGGTGGCAAGGGCACCGGCAAGAGCACGCTCCAGAACTTCATCAAAATGCTGTTCGACGAGCATGCGCTGTTGAAGAGCGCCGATGCAACCGAACCGAGCCTGCGGCGCACGCTCAAGTATGATAGCTTGCCCGTCGCAATCGACGAGGCGGAAAGCGAAGAAGACAACAGGCAGATGCATAAGCTTGTCAAGCTTGCGCGGAATGCTGCGACCGGTGCCTTGAGCATGCGTGCGGGTAATGATGGTGGCGCCGAGCATTTTATCTTGCGGTCTTCTGTTCAATTTTCGTCTGTTCTGATCCCACCTCTTTTGCCGCAGGATCGCAGCCGGATTGCGATCCTTGACCTTTTGCCGCTGGGCGATAGGCCCGAGCCCAAGATTACCGAGCGCTGGGCGCGCGATCGGGGATCGCAGCTTCTGCGTCGTCTGATGGACGGCTGGTGGCGCTGGCCCGAGACCGTCGAGGCATACCGCGCCGCCATGCGCCAGGCAGGGCACGATGCCCGCGGCCAGGACGTCTATGGGACGATGCTCGCGGCCGCGGACCTGCTGTTCCACGACCTGATTCCCGAGCCGGGGGCACTCGACGGCTGGGTCGAGATGTTGGCGAAGTCGGAGATGACACCGGACGGCGAGGCGAGCGACGAGGCGTCGTGCCTTACCCACCTGCTCAGCTCGACCCTGGACAGCCCGCACGACCGCCAGCGACGGACGATTGGCGACTGGATCCGGATCGCCGCGGGGACGCACCCCGACTATCAGGGGGACGAGCGCCTGCGCCTGGCGCGCCGCCTGCTCCAGGAAGCAGGGCTCGCCGTCCATTTCGAGCCGCCGCCGACACGGTCGGCATGGCTGCGGGTCGCCAATCAGCATCAAGGGCTTGCCAGGATTTTCCAGGGCACGCACTGGCAGCAGCGCGCCGCCGCGGATGGCGTCTGGGTCCAGAGCCTGCGGCGCCTGGAGGGCGCCCGGGTGCCGAAAAAGACGATCTGGATCGGGGCCACGTGCAGGGGGTCGGAAATTCCCCTCGCCCTCTGCCTGCCCGAGCCCGAAAGGGCTCGCTTCACACCGACTTCGGCCGCGCCCTCGCCGGCGTAGCCAGCTGATCACCGGCCGCAGAGGGGCGCGGCCGGCCGCTTTCGACGTCCTCACCTCGCCCCGACCCTTCGACCCGGTGGCCCCGCCCTCCGGTTTTTTTGGTGGCCCCGCCCAGACCCAGGACGGGGCGTTCAGAAAGAACGCAGCGCCGGGGCTGGGGACGGCGAGACGTTAGGCAGATGTTAGGCAGGGCGTTAGGTGCCAAGCATCTGAAAACAAAGGAAAATAATAGGAACCTAACGCACCTAACGGACCTAACGCACACTCACATAATGCATGTGGGTGTGCGCATGCGTGTGAAGACATGCCGTTAGGTGCGTTAGGTTGTTAGGTATTCTTCTAACTTATTGAAAATAAAGAATAATAGACCTAACGACAGACCTAACGCACACCTAACGACAGCCGAACGCGGCAGGGGCCGGGCGGGCCCGGCGGGAAAAAGGGATTAAATATCAGTGGTTTATGCAGTGAGTGAGCGGAAAGAGGGGCTGAAAGCGGCGATGGAGGCGGCAGAGGCGGCGGGGGCGATGGATCCCGCGCGCGCGCGGCCGGCGCCGGCTGCGCAGCTGCCGCTCCTGCCCGCTGAAGTTGAGCCAGAGGGGGACGCGGAGGGCGATATGTCCGACGTCCTCACCACGGGGGCGGGGCCACTCGACCAGGCCCTGGCCGATTTCGGCGCCGGCCGGGGCACGCCGCGCCGTTCGGCCGGCCGGCCGAAGGGGGCGCGGAACAGGTCGACCGAGGAATGGCGCAAGCTGTTGCTGTCGACGCACCGGTCACCGCTGCTGGTGCTGGCGGACATCTACTCGATGCCGGTCGAAGAGCTGGCCGCGAGGCTGCACTGCGACCGGATCGAGGCGATCAAGATCCAGATGACCGCAGCCCGCGACGTCGCGCCGTACCTGCACCAGCGCCTGCCGCAGGCCGTCGAAATCACGGGCGACGCCCTGCCAATGATGGTCCTTCAGATGCCGAGCGCGGCCGCGGCGCCGGGCGACGGGGCCGTTCATGTCGTGGATCTGACAAGTGAGCAATATCAACAGCTTAGCGGCGACGCTCGCCGCGAGTTGAACGCGAGCGAGTTGAACGTGACTGATCAACCCATTGATATTGCTGGCGAAAATGCCAGCGATACCACTGATTAGGGATTAGTAGTGTGAGGACACCGCAGGTCTTCCAATGGTCTCCACCGGGGCCGATCGCAGGCGCGTTCGTGGCCGATCGAAGCCCCGTGTCAGCGATCATGGGGCCGATCGGCTCCGGCAAGACGGGCGCCTGCGTGGCGAAGCTGCTGGCCCTGGCCTGCGAACAGGGGCGTAGCCCTGTCGATGGAGTGCGCTACAGCCGGTGGGTGGTGCTCCGCGATACGTATCGCCGGATCAATCGGACGGTGCTGCCGAGCTGGTTCGGGTGGGTGCCTCATGATTTCGGTGTCTTCAAGAGCGGCGGGGACAATGCGCCATCGGCGCACCACCTGCGCTACCAGCTGCCGGACGGGTCCGTCGTCGACAGCGAGGTCATGTTCGCCGCGATCGGTGACAACGATGTCGAGCCGTTCACCCGCGGTTTCGAAATCACGGGCGGCTGGCTTAATGAGGTCGACCTTCTGAGCCGGGACGTCCTGACCTTCCTGCCGGGCCGGACGCGCTATCCGTCCAGACGGCACGGCGGCCCGACCTTCCGCGGGATCATCTGCGATTTCAACGCGCCGGACACGGATCACTATCTGCGCGCCGATTTCGTCGACGATCCGAAGCCGGGATATCGGCTTTTCGTCCAGCCCGGTGGCACCGATCCCGGCGCCGAGAACGTCGAAAATCTTCCGCCGGACTACTACGAGCGCGCGGCCGCGGGGCACGATGAGTGGTACGTCCGGCGGATGATCCACAATCGGTGGGGGGCGAGCCGTGACGGAAAGCCGGTGTTCCCCGAGTTCTCGGAGGCCCAGCACATGGCGCCGGCGCCGATCGAGCCGGCCCCCGGCGTGCCGCTCCGGCTGGGCGCCGATGCGGGCCTCACCCCTGCCGTCCTGATCGCGCAGCAGCTGCCGACGGGGCAGTGGGTGATCCTTGATGAGCTGGTCGGAGACCTGGGCGGTATCGGCGCCGTGCGCTTCGGCGAGGCGCTGGCGCGGCTGCTGCGGGATCGGTACCCGGGGCACCAGGTGGGGCAGGCCTGGGCCGATCCGGCCGGCACCAGCCGGGCCAGCACCGACGAAGAGAGCTGGATGGACGCGATTTCCGCAGCGAGCGGCGTGCGCTTCCGCGGGACGGTGACGAACGGGCTGCTGCCGCGGCTGGAGGCCGTCCGTGCACCGCTGGGGCGGATGATCGACGGCCGGCCCGGGATCCTGATCAGCCCGAGGTGCCGGACCCTGCGTCGGGCGCTGCTGTCCGGCTATGCCTACAAGCGCCAGCGCCTGCCCGGCGGCGGCGAGCGGTACGAGGACGTGCCGGCGAAGTCCGAGCACTCGCACATTGCCGATGCGCTGCAGTACCTGCTTCTGGGCGGCGGCGAGTGGGTCGAGGCGACCCGCCGCCGCCAGGACCAGCGGGACCGGCTGATGGGCCACGCCGGCGGCCGGCCGGTTGTCGCTCCGCACGACTTCAGCGTCTGGTGAGGGGCTGCGATGACCGAGCACATGACCAGCGCCCGGGCCACCCCCGCCGCCGCGACGCCGGCGCCGGGGAAGCTGCTGCCGCCGTCGGAGCTGGCGCGGCTGTGGGCGCTGTCGGACCCGCAGCTGTGGATCCTGATCTTCAAGGGCGACGTCGTCGTGGGCGGGGTGGTGCCCGACGACGGCCGGCGGCGGTGGTGGCGGCTGTTCACCCGCCCGGGCTGGCGGCACGTGCTCGCGCTGGCCGCGATCGGCGCAGAGGACAGGCCGCTGACCATGGTGGTCGACCCCGTGGCGGGCCGAATGCTGGTCAGGATCGACCCGCGGCCGCTGGGCGACGCGGTGCGGGACGAGCTGGCGGCCGGCGGCTGGGCGCTGGCGGTGCCGGTGCCGGCCGGCCTGGCCCAGGCGCCGGTCTACCGGCCGATCTATACCTGCGCCGGGGTGATGGCGCACCTTGTCGGGCTGCGGTCCTGGCGGGTGCTGACCCCCCGACAGCTCTACCGCCGGCTGCGCCGCGAGGGTGCCCGGCCGATCCTGTCCGCCCCCACGCCCGGGGGCGTCGAGTTGAAAGGGGAAGGGTGAGGGGATGTCTGCGCTTCTTTCGAAACCGAAGGGTCCGGACCCGGAATTGGTGGCGGCCCAGAAGCGGCAGGCGGAGGCCGCGGAGCGGCAGTCCGCCAGCCTGAAGGCCGAAGAGGACGCCCGGCGGCGGTCGATCACCTCCCGGTCAAAGGGCCGGGCGCTGCTGCTGTCGAATGACGAACGTGGTGTGACCACGACGACGGGAGGCTGACATGGCAGCGATGGACGTGCCGACGCTCATCAAACGGGCGGATCGGGCGTGGGAAAGGAACGCGGCCTGGCGAAGCCTGCACCAGGAGGCCTACCGCTATGCGCTGCCCGAGCGTGACCCGATCACGACGACGGCGGAAGGGGCGCGGAAGTCGGATGCGGTCTATGACAGCACGGCGATTGGCTCCGTGAGCCGCTTCGCCAATCGCATTCAGGACGTGGCGTTCCCAGCCCGCCAGCGCTGGGCGACGCTTGATGCCGGATCGGATGTCCCGGAGGCTGACCGGGACGAGGTGCAGAAAGCGCTCGATGAGGTCGAGCAAGTGCTGTGGAGGGAGGTGCATCTCTCGAATTGGGACGTCGCCCTCAATGAGGCGCTGCACGATCTGAGCGTCAGTACCGGGCTGATCCTGGTGCAGTCGGCGCACGCCTTGAGAAGGAACTCAGGCGCGAAGATTCAATGCCAGGCGGTTCCGGCGCCACTGGCTGCCCTGGAAGAAGGCCCATTCGGGATCGTTGAGGGCGTCTTCTGGAAACAGAAGGTGGTGGTCCGGGACATCCTGCGTCTGTACCCGGATGCCGATCTGCCGCCCGAGCTGGAGCGGCGGCGGTTGGAAGATGAGAACGCCGAAATCGAGCTGGAGACCGCGACCTATTACGACGCCGAGGACGATGGATACCGCTTCGACGTGCTGTGGCGCGGCAGCCCGCCGGCCCGGCTGGTCGCCCGAATGCACAACACGATGCCCTGGATCTGCTTCCGCTGGCTCAAAGCGCCGGGCGAGGTCTATGGCCGTGGGCCGGTCATCCAAGTGTTGCCGGACATCAAGACGGCCAACGCCGTGGTCCGGCTCGTGCTTCAGGCGGCATCGCTCGCGATCGTGCCGGCTTTCACGGCCGTGGATGATGGCGTCCTCAACCTCAATACCATTCAGATCCGCCCCGGGGCCTTGATCCCGGTCGGATCGAATGGCGGCGGCCGCGGGGCATCCCTGCAGCCCCTGCCGTCAGTCGGCGACGTGCGAATGTCGCAGATCGTGCTGTCTGATCTGCGGCAGAACATCAAGGACGCGCTCTTTGATCGCCAGCTGCCGCCGGAGACCGGGCCGGTCCGCTCTCCGACGGAAATCATGGAGCGGACCCGCGAGCTTCAGCGCGATATCGGGGCGGCCTTCGGGCGCCTGATCAGTGATGGGGCAGAGCCGGCGATTGCCCGCTTCCTCGATATCCTGAGTGAGGCGGGGGAAGTCGCCCTCCCCCTGAAGGTCAACGGGCGGGAAATCGCGATCAAAGCAACGAGCCCGTTGGCTCAGGTCCAGAACCTGGCCGACGTCCAGACGGTCACGCAATATCTGCAAATACTGGCGCAGATATATGGCCCTGAAGTTGTTCAGGAGGCTGTCAAACGCGACGACTTCTATGACTGGCTCGCCGACAAGCTGGGCGTGCCTCAGAAGCTTCTGCCGACCGTCACGGAGAGGCAGAAGGGGCGCGAGGATGCGCGCCAGGGGGCTGAAGCGCAGATGCTGGCCACCAGCCCCGTGGCGGCGCGGGTGGCGGACAATCTGACCAAGCCGGCGCCGGCAGGCGCGCAGAACAAGGGGGCAGCATGATTCCGGGATGGGAAGACATGGACAATCTTGGCCCGGCGGCCGTTGCCGAAGTGCAGCGGCTGAAAGGGCTTCAGGCTGAATCGGATGAGCTGGACAGGGTCTTTGCGATGACCTTCGGCACACGGGCCGGGAAAAAGGTCATCGAATACCTGCGGTCGGTGACGATCGATCAGCCGTCCTGGGTGCCCGGTCAGCCTGCTGACCACGGGTATATGCGCGAAGGCCAGAATGAAATCGTCCGCCAGATCATCAAGCGGGCCGAACGCGGGAAGAGGGGCGCGTGAAATGCGGGTGAAATCTTGGATGAAGTCGGCGCTGCTGCGGGCGCCGGAAGGTGAAGGTGCCGGCGGTGATGCGCCGGCGCCGGCGGCACCGGCCGCGGGGCAGGATGCGGCGCCGAAAGTGCCGTCCAGCCTGTTTGACATGGTGGATCAGAAGACGGATACCACGGCCGCACCGGCGGCGGATGCCGGGAAGCCCGCCGATGCCGCTGGAAAGCAGCGGCCGGAGTGGCTGCCGGAGCAGTTTTGGGACGCAACGAAGGGCGAAGCGCAGTGGGAAAAGCTGGCGCAGTCCCACCAGGATCTGCGGCGCCAGCTGGGCAAGGGCGATCATAAGCCGCCGGCAACGGCGGATGCCTACAAGCTGCCGCAGCTGGGTGAAAAGCCGATTCTCGACGTGCCGGCCGACGATCCGGCGTTGAAGGCTTTCCGCGACGCGGCACACGCGCAGGGGCTTTCGCAGGGGCAGTTCGATGCCCTGATCGCCCCGGTCCTGGCGACACTGGCGGAAGCCATGCCGCCGGCGGAGACCCCGGAAACGAGACAGGCCGCCTATAAGGCGGAACTGCAGAAGCTGGGCACCGGCGGCGCCGGCCTGGTGAAAGCCGTCGGGCAGTGGGGAAGAGGCCTCTTCCAGAAAGAGGCCCTGACGGCCGATGAATGGGAGGAATTCCAGCTGGCGGCAGGGACTGCCGCCGGCGTGCGCATGCTGTCGAAGCTGCGGGATCTGGCTGGCGAAAAGTCGATCCCGATGGACCCGATGAGCATGTCGTCAAGCGTCGGATCCATGGCCGAGGTCGAAGCCCTGTACAAGGAAAAGGACTTTGACACATCCCCGGAGAAGCAGCGGAAGGCGCAGGAGATGATCAACCGCTTGATCGCCAACGGCACGATCAGATGAAACGAGGAAACTTTTTTCCACAAAATGCCTGAATGCATAAAGGCGGGTCATGTCAACTTGACATGCACCCGCCTTGATCGTGTAAATAGTGCGTCCGCCTATCCCGTTATTGGGACCGGACCCGCTGGCGCCGGATGCGTCACGTGACAGGGCGGCACGCATCCGCCAAGCGACAGGACCCCGCGTCAGGGCGGCTTATCAGCTGGCAGTGCCAGGACTGACCCGCGAGCACCGGGCCGATCGGTCGCGATCGTCGAAGATGGATGATCGCACGCTGCGATATCGCAGCGCCGAGAGGTGCATATGTCCGTTCCTGCCTCGCTGGCGACCCAGGTCGATTACGACATGAGGGTCAAAGCCGCCTACGGATCCAAGGGTGGGGTGCTGCGCCCCACCGCCCGGCTGAAGACCGATTGGGTCGGGACTGAAGTCGAATTTCGCCTGGGCGATGAAATCGTCGCCTATCCCGATGATAACGGGGTGCAGGACATCAAGGCTGCGAACAGCGGTCAGGATGTCGTGAGGACCAGCACGCGGGGATGGCGCGCGGGCGATTACATCAAGACCACTGATGTCAACAACACCAACATCGACGATCGCGCCCAGATCGCCCGGAAGGTCGGTGGCGCCATGGGGCGCCGCGAAGATCAGGTGGGCATCGATGCGCTGGTCACCGGCCAGCCCAGCGTGCAGATCGATACCGATGTCGGTGGGGCCGGCACCGGCCTGAATCTCGCCAAGCTGCGCCGGGCGAAGGCGTATTTCGATCACCTCGAAGTGCCGGAGACGGACCGGTACATGCTGACCCATGCCATGGCGATCGAAAGCCTGCTGGGGCAGGTCGAGGTGACGTCGGCCGACTACGCCAACGCCAAGGCGCTGGTCGATGGCAAGGTCGATTACTTCCTGGGCTTCCGCTTCAAGACGATCGGCCGGCGCCCGGAGGGTGGTCTGCCGCGCGTCGGCAACATCTGCACGTCGTTCGCCTTCCATGGCGGCGCTGATGGAGCGATCGGCATGGCCTGGCGCTTCGAGGGGCGGACGATGGTCGACTGGGTCCCTGAAAAGGGGGCGTACCTGGTGCAGGGCATGATCAAGGCCGGGGCCGCGGTCATCGATCCGCTGGGTGTGATCCGCATAGAGCACACCGAAACTGCACCGCCCGTGGCCTGAGAGGAAACGAGACCATGGCCTTTTCCCTGAAGCGCTTGAACGCGATCGGCGGCCAGTCCGCATCGACCTACATGGCATCGGGGGCCGTCGTGAAAGGCGGCCCCATGGTGCATTCCTACGTCTCGGAAGATCCCCTGGCCACCGTGCGGGCCAGCGGATACTTCAACGACGCGTTCGGGCTTTTCAACCTCGGCGACTGGATTTTTGTCACCACGATTACCGGCGGCGCGGTCACCGCCGCCGGCATCATGATCGTGAACAGCGTCAACGCGGCCACGCGGGTGATCGACGTCACCGATGCGACGGCGATGACCGTCACCGACACGGACTGACCCCATGTCCGTCGCCGCGCTCGACGTCCGTCTGGCCAATCAGGCCCTCGCCCTGCTGGGATCGCGATCGATCCAGGCGCTGGACGAGGGGAGCGGTCTGGCGTCGATCGTGTCGACCCTCTACGGCACGGTACGGGATGACGTCCTCTCGTCGTATCCGTGGCGTAGCACGCTCCGCAAGGCGCGCCTCCCTCGCCTTGCGGAGCGCCCCATTGCCGAATGGTCCTATGCCTATGCCCTGCCGGCCGATCTGCTGGTGCTGCGGGGGATCTGGTCGAGCGACAGTCTCTTTGCCGCGGCGCCGGATTATGAGCTGTACGGGGACCAGGTGCACACCCAGGCGGTGCAGGTCTGGGCCGATTATCAGGCGCGGATACCGGAGGCGTTGTGGCCAGCCCATGTGCGGCAGCTGTTCGTCTTCGCGCTGACCGCCATGCTGGCGATCCCGGTCACGGAACAGACGACGAAAGCGGATTTCTGGGAGGGGAAGACCTGGGGCACGCCGTCCGAAAATCGGACGGGGGGCTATGCCCGGGTGGCCCGGACGATCGACAGCCAGCAGCAGCCGCCGGCGGTGATCACCGATTTCCCGCTGATTTCCGCGCGTTTCGGGGGGTGAGCAATGCCCCGTGTCCGGACGGCGCAGGTCAATTTCACCCAAGGCGAACTGGCGCCTCAGGTCGGCGCGCGGATCGATCTGAAGCAATATTACGGGTCCGTCAGGATGGCCCGGAATGTGGTGACCTTCCCGCAGGGCGGCTTTCGCGCGGCGCCGGGGCGGGTGGTGGTCGACGCGCTCGATGATGCCGCCGGCGGCGCCCGGCTGATCCCCTTCGCCTTCAATACCGAGCAGGATTACCTTCTCGTGCTGACAGCCAATCGGCTGCGGGTCTACCGGGATGATGCCGTCGTCGCGGATATCGCGACGCCCTGGGATGCGACCGTGGTCGCCGAACTGGACTATGCGCAGTCGGCCGACACCCTGATTGCCGTGCACCAGAGCATGGCGCCGCAGCGGCTGATGCGGGGTGCGACGCATGCCGACTGGACCATCGGCGCGATGCCGATGAGCCGGCTTCCGACCTATGATTATGGCGCCGTCACGCCGACCGGCACGGTCACGCCGTCGGCGGAAGAGGATACGGTGACGCTGACCGCGACCGATCCGGTCTTCACAGCCGCGATGGTGAACGGCTGGGAATTCAAGGGCAATGGCGGGATCGCGCGCATCACCGAATTCACCTCCGCGACCAGCGTCAAGGCGAAAACCCGCGTCGCTTTTTCGGATACCGACGCGATCCCCGCGGACGACTGGCACCTGGAAGAGCCGGTGATCAGCACCGCCCGCGGCTGGCCCGGGGCAGTGACCTTCCACGAGGGGCGGTTGTGGTTGGGGCGGATGGCGCGCCGACCATCGTCGATTTTCGGCAGCGTCGTGGGGGATTTCTTCAATTTCGACTTGGGGGACGCGCTCGACGATCAGGGCATCGATGCCGCGATCGACAGCGACCAGGTCAACGCGGTGATGGCGATCGCCTCCGGATCTGACCTGCTCGTCTGGACCACGGGCGCGCTCTATATGGCGCTGCGGGGCGGCAGCCCTGCCCTGACGCCGAAGACATTCGCACTGGCGGAACAGACGCGGCGCGGGCTGGCGCCGAGCAAGCCGCCGCGTCCGGTCGAGATCGACCGCGGATGGATCTTTGCGGAGCGCGGCGGCCGCACGCTCCATGAAGCCGTGTACCAGGAAGTCGCCCAGGCCTACACGACATCGCCGCTGTCCCTGCTGGCCCAGCACCTGGTCCGCGACCCGGTGCGGCTCGCCGTGCGGAAGACGTCGCGCGACGACGACACGGACTATGTCCTCTGCGTCAATACCGACGGGACCGTGGCCGTGATCAATACCCTGCGCGACCAGCAGGTCACCGGCTGGACGCTGGTCGAGCCGGCGGGCCAGGTGCTGGACATCGCCGTCGTGGACGGGACGATCTATTGGCTGATCCGCCGGGTGATCGCCGGCACCACCCGCTATCTGATCGAGCGCTGGGACCAGGCCGTCAGGCTGGACGGCGCCGCGGTCGCGACCGGTGACGGGATCACCAGCGTGACCGGGCTCGACTGGCTGGAAGGGGCCACGGTGATGATCATCGCCGATGGCAGCCTTCAGCCGTCGCAGGTGGTGATGGGCGGTGCGGTCACCCTGGCCCGGCCGGCCGATCGGGTCGAAGTCGGGCTATGGGCGATCCCGCTGGTGCAGACCCATCCGCTGGAACCCAGCCTGCCGGACGGGCCGGCTATGGGGCGCCTGTCGCGCCTGGTCCGCGTGATGCTGCGGACCGTCGAGGTACAGAACGTCACCGTCGCCGGCGAGCCGGTGAAGGCGCGGCGCTTCGGCATCGGCGCCGGCTCGCCGCTCGATCGCGCGCCCCCGGTGCTGACCGGTGACATCCTGGTCGACGGCTTCAGCGGCTGGGATCGGCAGACCGTGGTGACGATCACCCAGACGGCGCCGGGGCCTTTCGAGGTGATCGGGCTGGTGGCGGAGGTGCAAATCTGATGGTCGAGACCCTGACCGCGCTTGCCGTCGGATCGGCGGGCACTGCCGCGACCGCGACGACGGCCGCGACGGCGGCCACGGCGGGGCTGTTCGGCGCCGGCGGCGCCGTCACCACGGCCGGGCTGATCACCGGCGGCCTGTCTCTGGCCTCGGCCGGTCTTGGCTTCGCGTCGGCCCTTGGCCAGGCCTCCGCACTCCGGAGTCAAGCCAAGATGGAAAATTTCAATGCGCAGCAAGAGCTTATCAGGGGGCGAGAAGCGGAGAATGAAACCCGCCGTCGCCTGATCGCCTCTCTGGCTGCTGGCACTGCCGCCGCCGGCGCAGCCGGAGCCGATCTGAATGCCGGCTCGATCCAGACCGCGCAGATGGGCGCGGCGGCGGATGCCGACCGCGAATTGAGGGTGAACCGCGACAACACCATCATCGCATCCGGCACCCGCCGGATGAATGCACGTGCGCTCAGGGCCGATGCGACCGGCGCCGTGATTGGCGGCGCGGCCCGTGCCGGCGGCAGCCTGTTTGATTTCGTCGACCGCCGATTGGCGATCGGCTGATGGCGCGGCGCCCGGGACCGCTGATCCCCGATTATCAGCCGCTCGGCATCCGCCCGACCGGGCCGGTGCAGACGCTCCAGAGCGATGGGGTGGCCCGCGGCCTGGGCACGCTGTCGGAGCGCCTGGACGTCTTCCTGGGCCGGCGCCTGGAACGCGAGGCACAGAGCGCGGCGCGGCAGGGCGCCGCAGCGGGTGCCGCCGCCGGCGCGGCCGGCCAGTATGCCGAGATGGACCCGGAGACGATCCGCGGCGCTGCCTATAACAGGGCGGCGCTGGAGACCTATTCCAGGCGCCTCGAAGCCGACGCGCTCGACACCCTGGACCGCCTGGCGCAGGAACATGAGGCCGCGCCGCAGAACCTGGCCGCGGCCGCGGATGCCTGGGCCAAAGGGGCGGCGGAGGGCATCCCGTCTCAGGAAGGGCGGGCGATTTTCAGCGCCTCTTTCGGGACACTCGTCCGCCCCTATGTGAATGCCGCCCGGCGCCAGGCTGACGCCCGGGTCGCGGATGAGCGTATAGCGACCTGGACGGCGGCAGAGCCCAAGCGCCTGTCGCTGGTGCAGCGCCTGGCGCGCGAGGCTGCCGCGGGCGACGCCGATGCGAATGTGGCCCTGGAAGGGGCGATGACGGCGCTGGAAGCCGACTTGATCGCGCTTGGCCCGAAATCGGCATTTGTGTTCGGCGGTGTCGAGTATCCGGCCGACCCGACCCGCGCCGGCGCGCTCACCCTGGCCGCGATCCAGGAGCGGGTGAACGCCTATGACGCCGAGGTCCGCGAAAACGCGGTGATGGGCTGGTGGGAAACCGGGCCGAAGACGCAAGGCCGGATCGACAGCTGGCGGAAACGCGAGCTTGGACCGAAGGGCTCCGGGCTGACCGAAGAGCAGATCGACCAGCTGACACGACGCATGGAAGCCGATCGGGCGAAGGTCGATGCCGGCGCAGCCGTGGGCAAGGCCATCCTGCGCGACCGGATCGCCAGCCATCTGGCCAGCCTGGAGGCGACCGGCGTTGGTGTCGACGGCGTGACGCCGGCGACGGTCGCGGCCGTTCTGGGGCCGGCGGCCGCTGCGGATCTGGCGGCGGCAGAAGCGCGCTCGCGCCGGGTGCACGACGTCGTCACACAGGCGGCGACGGCGACGCCCGACGAGCTGGCCGCGCTGCTGGAAGGCATCAAGCCGAAGCCGGGCGCTGCGACCTTTGCCGATGATGCCTCGGCAGCCGCCCGGGCGGCGCAGCGTCTGGCGCCGCAGGAAGAGGCCTTTCGCGGGCTGGTGGCCTCTGATCTGGAGAGCCGGACCACGACCGGCCAGGGCGTGGACGGGGTGACGCCCGAGACGGTGCGCAGCATTCTGGGCGCGGCGCCGGCGGCGGCGTATCGCCAGGCCGTGGCGGCGGCAGAGCGCCAGTATCAGGCGGTGACCGCCGGCAAGACCGCATCCCCCGAAGACCGGGCCGCGATCGCGGCGGCGATCGCGCCCAAGGGCGGCGCCGGCAGCTATGCGGCCGATGCCGATGTTTATGGCCGGGTGGTCGCGGCCCTGAAGGACCAGGCCGAGGCGATCCAGGCGGACCCGGCCGGCTATGTCGTGCGCACTGTCGGCCCCGTGGCCGGCGACGAGCTGATGGAATGGCAGCGGCGCCTCGGCATCCCGGCCGGTCAAGAGCGCCTGTTGACCAAGGCGCAGGCGGCGGAAATCGTGGGACGCCTGAGCACGGCGCGCGGCGAGGGCCGCGCCGATGCCATCCAGGCGCTGGAAGGCGAATACGGCGCCGACTGGCCGCGTGTCATGGGCCAGCTGGCCGCGGCCGGGCTGCCGGCGGAATATCGCGTTCTCGCCATGGTCGACGAGCCGGTGGCCCGGGCGGAGCTGGGCGGGGTGCTGGACACCCCCATGCGCGATCTGGAACGGCTGGCGCCGACCGCCGGCGATCTGAAGGCGGTGAAGGAAAGTGTGCGATCCCAGATGGCGCCGATCGATCAGGCGCTGGCGCATGCGCCCGACGGCCCGCAGCGGGCGGCGGAAATGGAGGCGGCCGCGCTGCGCCTGGCGCTGAGGCGGATGCAGGGCGGCGCGGCGCCGGATGCGGCGGCCAGCGGCGCCGTGGAAGCGCTGACCAGCCGGATGGACATCGTCCGCCAGGGGGCGGCCACGGCGCTGGCGCCGCGCGGCTGGGGCGGGCGCACGGAAGCCTATGGCAGCCAGCTTGTGACCGCGCTCACGCCGGCGGATGTGGCGGACCCGGGCCCGAGCCCTGGCGCCCTGCCGGCCGATGAAGCCACCCGGCGCGCGGCGGCGCTGGACGCGGCCCGGGCAGGACGGTGGGTGATCAACGACACCTCCGATGGCTGGGTGCGGCTGGACGCGCGCGGCCAGCCGGTGCGCCTGGCTGACGGCAGTATCATGCAGTTGTCGTTTGGGGACGTCCCGAGTGCGCCAGCCTGGCCGGATCCGCCCGACCTTGAAGGCCGTGCCCGGCAAATGCGGGTGACCGACGAGCAGGCGCGCCAGATGCTGGTCGGCGATCGGCCGAAAATCGTGACCCTCTATCCGGGAATGAGTGGCTATTGGGGCGAAGAGACGGAGCAGCTGACCAAAGATAATGACAGCGCAGGCACGCCCCGCCGTCTCTTCGTGCAGCTCGACAGCGCGGGCCGCGAGGTCGATAGCTGGTATTTCGCGGAGGGGCAGCCCTTCGTGAACATGCTGGCGGCCGATCGGATTGACGAGCTGATCGCCGACCCCGACACCTTCGACCCGGCCAATCCCAGCAATTTCGAGCCGCGGATTTTCGAGGTGCTACAGCGCTTCCGGGGCGATCCCGCCGGCCTGAAGACCTGGGCGCGGCGGCATCCCGATGTGCGGCTGTATAAGCAGGAGACCGGGCGATGACCGGTCTCGGCATCTACACGCAACCCACCGCCCCGAACAGGCGCCTTGAGGCGCTTGGCTACGCGACCCTGCCCGCCTCGACATCGGCCGTGCTCGACGCCACGGCCGAAGAGACCTCGGCGACCAATATCACGCCGCTGACCCGGCGCTGGCTGTCCCGACGGCTGGAAGACCAGGGCCGCACCCTCGATCCCGAAGAGGCGAATAGCCTCTATGGGATCGATGGACAGCTGTCGTGGACCGAGCCGGTCGCCGAGGGGATCGCGCGGGAGCTGCGCGACCTGAAGCAGGCGGAAATCAATCGTCAATCCGTGCTGGCCCGCGCGCAGGGCGGCATCTGGGAAGGCACGCAGGCCCTGGGCGTCGGGCTGTGGCGATCGCTGCTCGACCCGATCGGGATCGCGGCAAGCTTTATCCCCTTCGTGGGCCAGGCGCGCTATGCCACGGCGCTGGAAGGCGCCGGCAGTGCGGCCGGCCGGGCGCTGGTACGGACACGGCTGGGCGCCATCGAGGGCGCGGCCGGTGCGGCCGTGCTGGAGCCGGCCATCCTGGGCATGACGGCCGAAGAGCGGGCCGATTATAGCCTGGCCGATAGCATCCTCAACGTCGCCTTCGGCGGTGTCATGGGCGGCGGCCTGCATGCCGGCGCCGGCTTCGCGGGTGATGCCGCCCTGGGCCGCTACCGGTCGCCCGCGACCGAAGCCGTCGACAGCCTGACGCAATCCGGCCGGGCGGATGTGCATGAGGGGCTGATGTCGGCCGCGGTGGGCGCCGTCGCCGAAGGCCGGCCGGTGCCGCCGGAAATCGGCGCGGCGGTACGAGCCGCCATGCCGCCCCGGCGCCCGGCGCGCCGGTCGAGCATCCAGGAAGTCTATGACAGTGAGCAGCGGCGGATACAGACGCGATACGAGGTGGTCGAGGCCGACAGCCTGGTCACCAGCAATCTGGCTGATGGCACGATCAATCCGGCCTTTCCGGCGGATCTTCAGCCCCGCCAGCGCGACCGCATGGCCAGCCGCGAGCAGATATCGGCGATGGCGGCCGACCTTCAGCCGGCGCGCCTGGGCGCATCGGCCGATGCCGCGACCGGTGCGCCGGTGGTGTCGGCGGAAGGTGTCGTGGAAAGCGGAAATGGCCGGGTGCTTGCGATCCGCGAGGCCTATGCCCGCGGCCTGGACGCCGACTATCGCGCATTCCTCGCCCGGGAGGGCTACCAGATCGAGGGCATGACGGCGCCGGTGCTGGTGCGGCGCCGGGTCTCTGACTTGACGCCAGAAGACCGCCGGCGCTTCACGGTCGCGGCGCAGTCGTCGGGGACGCTGGAGCTGTCGGCGACCGAGCGGGCGATGGCCGATGCCGGCGCGATCGACCGCGCCCTTGCCTATCTGGACGAGGCCGCGGAGCTGGACGCGGCCGCGAATGCCCGTTTCGTCCGCGCCTATCTGGAGGCGCTGCCGCAATCGGAGCGCGGCCGGCTGGCGACGGCGACGGGCGATCTGTCGGCCGACGGGCTGCGGCGAATCAAGGCCGGACTTTTGGCGCGCGCCTTCGGCGATGCGGATCTGGTGGCCCGGATCACCGAGGCGGCCGACCCGTCCAGCCGGTCGCTGGGGAATGCGCTGGAAGCGGTGGCGCCCGCCTGGGCGCGGATGCGGGCGGAAGCGGCTTCCGGGCAGATTTCGGCCGGCGCCGATGCCACCACGGACCTGGTGCGGGCCGTGCGGATGATCCGCGACCAGCGGGCCGCCGGCCGGCCGCTGGCCGAGGTGATGGACCAGTACGACGCCTTCGACCCACCGACGCCGGCGACGTCGGCGTTCCTGGCCGGGATGCTGGTCGAGCGGCCGGACGGGACCGTGACCACCAGATCGGGCGAGGCGATCACCCGCCATCTGCGCGCCTATGTGGATGCGGCCGTCAAAACCTCGCCCGTGCCCGACATGTTCGGCACGGCGCCGGCGACGGCGGACGAGATCCTGGCCGGTGTCCGCCGGGTCGCACAGGCGGGCGAGATCGAGGACCGGGCGGCGATCGAGGCGGCGGAACGCCTGGCGCCGGCCGATGACCCGCTGCCGCGCCGCAGCGAGGCGGGGATTGAGATGCCGGCCGACGATCCGACCCTTGATGCCGAGCTGGACGAAGCCGTTCGGGTCGGCGCGCTGTCGGCCGACGAGGTGCAGGCGGCACGGGCCGAAATCGCCGCGCTCGATGCCGAGGCGGACGCGGAGGCTTCGGGCTGGGCTGCCGCGGCCTTCTGCATGGGGAGGCGGTCGGCATGAGCTTCGAGCAATGCGCGGCGGATATCGGGGCGGCGATGGGCCGCGAGGTGACGCCGGCTGAAGCGCTGGACCTGATGGACCGCATTCAGGCCCGGGCCGACAGCATCCGGGCGACCCGCGCCGATCTGGCGGACGCGGAGCTGCGCCGGGTGGCGGCGGAAGAGCTGGCGGCACAGGCCCGGGCGGCGGCGGCTGTGGAAGCCCGGAATAAGCGGCTTGACCTGCAACGGCAGGCGGCGCGGCGGGGGCTGATCGATACCGCGCCGAAGGTCGGCGACACCCCGGGGGCCTATATGGGCCTCAAAGCGCTTCTGACCGGCGTGAATACCCCATTCGCGGGGCATCGCTATAGCGTCGAGGCCCGGGCGAAAGGGCTGCGGACCACGCTGCTGCGGGGCATGGCGACCGAGATCCGGCAGACCGGTGTCACCTCTAAGGAGCTGGCGAGCCCGGAATTCGGGCGGCTGGTCGCCCGCGAGGTTTTCGAATTGAATCGCGAGGGTGGAAAGACCGGGATCACGAAGAACAAGAGCGCCGGCCAGATTGCAGAGATCGGGGTGAAATACCTCGATCGGGCGCGCGAGATCCAGAATCGCGCCGGCGCCTGGATCGGGCAGTATGAAGGCCGGATTGCGCGGACGGCTCACGATCCGGATCGGATCAGACGCGCCGGCTTCGAGAGCTGGCGGGATTACATCCTGCCGCGGCTGGACGAGCGGACCTTCGAGGGCGTGACCGATCGGGACGCCTTCCTGCGATCGGCCTGGGAAGCGCTGGTGAGCGGCGTGCACCTGACGCAGGAATGGAAGGGCTTCGACAAGGCGCCGGCCTTCAAAGGGCCGGGCAATCTGGCCAAGAGGCTGTCGCATGAACGGGTGCTGCACTGGCGCGATGCCGATGGCTGGTTTGACTATCAGCAGAAATTCGGCGCCGAAAATCTGATCGCGGCCTGGCTGGGCGAGATGGACAGCGGGAGCCGGAATGCGGCGCTGATGGAGGTGTTCGGGACGAACCCCCGCTATGGCTTCCAGGCCGATCTTGAATACATCCGCGCGACCAGGCGGATGGACCACAATAAATCGCGAGAAGTGGCGCTGACCCGCCGGTTCGACGTGCTGGACGGGACAGCGCAGCAGCCGGTCAATCGGACCCTCGCGCGCGTCGGCCAGCTGATCCGCATGCAGCAGCGGACGGCGAAGCTGGGCGGGATTGTCATTTCTGCGGTCACCGACCTGGCCGGCAAGGCGTCAGAGTTGCGGTACCAGGGGTTGCCATTGCTCCAGGCGTATAGCGATGGCGTCCTCTCGACCGTGCGCGGCCGCCGGGGCCAGAACCCCGAGCTGGCCGCAGAACTTGGCCTTGGCGTCGAGGGCATGATTTCCGCGCTGCACGCCCGCTATGACGCCGACGATCCGTCGGTGTTGGGGAAGCTGTCGCGCTGGGAAAACCTGTTTTTCGAGCTGACGGGGATTTCCTACTGGACCGATGCGCAGCGCACCGGCGCCGTACAGCTGATGGCGCACCAGCTGGGCAAACAGCAGGATCGAGCGTGGGGCACCTTGAAGCCCGAAAGTCGGCGGCTTCTGACCGGCGCCGGCATCACGCCGGCGGAATGGGAGGCGCTGCGTAAGCTGCCCTGGACCACGGACGAGGAAGGCCGCGTTTTCCTGACGCCGGAGCGGGCGCGGCAGATCGGGGATGACGCCCTCGACGAGCTGCGGGCGGCAGAGGTGCAGCGGACGATTGATGCGCATCTTGACCGGCTGTCGGTCGATGTCGGGCAGGCAGATAAGCTGGCGCGTCGGATCGAAAAGCTGCAAGCCGTGCTCGACAAGATGTTGCCCGGAGATCGCGACGCCGAAAAGCTGGACATCCGCGCCACTGTCGACGCGATGCGGCGCTATCAAAAGACGACTGCCCAGCTCGGGCAAGATGTTATGAAGCTGCGGTATGGGGAAGCGGGAAAGAAGTTGTCGCCCAGCAAGGCGCTGGAGAGGATGGCCCGCGAGGTGAATACTCTCGCGCGCGCCGAACGGCAGATCGGCGAGAAATTCGCCCGGCAGCTGGCCGCGCTGAAATCGAAACGGGCGCGCGGCGAGGCTGCGCAGGACGCGGCGGCGCAGGCTATCGACGGGGTGCGTGACGCCCTGGTCGAGCGGCTGGAGCGCATCGAGCGGGCGCCGGAGCGGCTTGAAAAGGCCCTGGCTGACGGCCGGATCCGCGCGCGTGAAGAGCTGGCGCTGAAGCTGGACGCGATGTATGCCGACCGGGTCGACTATGCCGTTCTGCAGGCAGGTGTCGACGAGCGGGCCATCCTCACCGGCGGCACCCTGCCGGGCACGGAATGGGGCGAGGCGCTGCGGCTGATCACGCAGTTCAAGTCGTTCCCGGCCGCTGTCCTCAATAAGTCGTGGGGCCGCACGCTCTATGGCGAGACGGCCCGGCCGGCGAAGGTCGCGGCCGTCATCCATCAGCTGACCGCCTCGATCCTGCTGGGCTATGTCGCCCAGAGCCTCAAGGAGATGTCCCGCGGCCGCGAGCCGCGCGACCCGGCCAATCCGGGAACCTGGGTGGCAGCCATGGCACAGGGCGGCGGCGCCGGTATCTACGGCGATTTTCTGTTCGGGGCCTATAGCCGCACCGGCAATACCGCGCTGGAAACGCTGGCCGGCCCTTTCTTCCCGACCGCCTCCGACTTCATGAACGTCATCTACGGGATCCGAGAGGGCGAAGACCCGTCCGCGGCCGCGCTGCGGCTGGTCACGGCGAACACGCCCTTCCTGAACCTGGCCTACACCCGGTGGGCGATTGACTATCTCGTCCTGTTCAATCTCCAGGAAGCCATGTCCCCGGGCTATCTCCAGCGCCACGAACGGCGCCTGGCCCGGGAGAACAATCAGAAATACCTGCTGCCCCCGTCCCGCGTGATCCCGCGCGGCGGCGGCTGGCCGACATCTCCGGACGGAGGGTGATCCCATGGCCGACTTTCCTGTCACCCCCTCGACCCGAGTCGAGCGCTACGAGATGACCGGCGGGGAGACATCGCTTCCCCTCAGCTGGCCAGTCTTCGGGGCCGGTGATATCCGCGTGGTGCGCCGGCGCAGTGGCGCGGATGTGACGCTGGTGCTCGATACCGATTACAGCGTATCCGGTATCGGGGCTGCGACCGCCACTGTGACGCTGTCTCTGCCGGCGCTGGCTGGAGATTTGATCGCGATTGTCGGCGCGATGCCGATCAGACGGCTCACAGACTACATCGAGAGCGGTGATTTCACCGCGCGGGCGATGAATCAAGAGCTGGATCGCATCGTCATGTGGTCGCAGGAAATCGAGCGTCAGATAGCGCAGTCGGTCCGATTTCCTGATGCGGACGGCCCGCAGCCGCCGCTCGAAGGCGTCGCGGCGCGGGCAAATAAAATACTGGCGATGACGTCAGCCGGGACGCTGACCTATATTCAAATGCCCTCATTCAGCAACACGATGACGGTTTCATCTGTTGACGAAATAAGGTCGTATAATTTCGAGGAAATGAAGAGCAGTAATGAAAGCCTTATCTATATAAGGGCGATCGGATACTACGCGTCGACCGACGGGGCTGGCGGTGTGTACGTTTGGGACCCGTCCCCCTGGATACCGTCCGAAATTATTCCTGGCCGCCTGACACCGGACGACGGCGGGACGCGGCTTGTCCCGACCGGACAGTCAAGCGGTCCAGGTCTCTGGCGCCGGGTGACAGCCGGCAGGGAGCGTCTCTCCCTCAAATGCTGGGGAGCGAAAGGCGATGGGGTCACTGACGATAGCGACGCTATGGAGGCGGCCGTCAGGTGGGGGGCGGTCTTCGTCCCTCAGGGCGAATACCTCATGACCAGGCGGATTAATGTCAACGGAAATACATCAATAATTGGTGCACATAGAACAGTATCATGGATAAAAATGACAAATCCTGACAGATATTGCTTCTATGGTGACAGCCAAAATAATGTAGTTATAAGTCATATTGGGTTTAAGAACTGCACTTCCGCAGGTCTTATTGTGATGGATATTGCGGCGGGTGCACCACCAGAATCAGGGGCTAATGGATGGTCGCTAAACAACCTGTGGTTCACCGCGTGCCGGGGGCCGCACATTAGAGTGTCTGGCCCATATGACATGGGATGGACTGACATTGACATATTCCAGCCCATGTCGCGGAATGACCGCGTAGTGTATCCCTATACAGATTCCGCCGTTATATTCGGAAATGGCGTCAATAATATAGCGATAAACGGACTTCGCATAGAACAGCCAAAATATTGCGGAGTATTTGTGGCCGCAAAGGCAGAGATATATATCCAGGAAGGAAAGATTGATTGCGGTTTTGCCTCGGGTGGATCGCCAGAAGTCTGTGGTATGTGGATCGAAGGCCGCCTGAGACTGAGCGCATATCTCTTTTCCGGCTTCATCGGCAGCCCGAAAATCGCCATCCACGGACAAGGCAAGGTGTCGGCTGACGATGGCTGTACCCTCGGCGGCGGTGGTGGGGCCGTGCACGTGCTCATTGACGGTAGCTACGGGGTGACGGGCCAGACGCCGGAAGGTATCCGGCCGACCGGCCCGGCTTTTTCATGGGCCGGGAGCATCGAGCGGACTCACCCCGATGTGTCCAGCTCCACGCCTGCGATTTTCGACGGCAAAATGTCAACACCGATCAAAGGTGTGGCCCAGGTGGCGGGCAAAAGTGGGAACTCGATCAGCTTCGGGACGAGCCTCACAACCGGAACGCCGTGGGCAAAACATCATATTGCAGGTCGCGGAAATGGATTGACGCGGCGCTCAAAAATAAACACTTATTATAACTATGGCGTAAATCTATATTCAACATCTGAAGTCTCCGAATACAGCATTGGAGACTATGTTTATGTTGAATATTCGCCGAGCCACGATCTTGATATTACCATGGGAGCAAGGATTGAGTCAAATCTACCTTTCTTCATACAGATAGCAAATATGACGGTCCTGTCCGCGTCATATTCTTCCGGCGTGACGAACATCATCACATCTGCAGTTTTTCCTGAAAACGAATATACGGGACGATGGGTCTATACATCGTCTTCTTCACATAAGATTATCGGATCCGGCGGTTCGGCAATACAGGTGCCATACGATGTCGCCAGCGATTTTGCTGTCGGGGACAGCATTACAGTCCGTGGCGGAGCCCTGTTCCAGACGATGCTTTTGGGGACCGCGGTCGTCTGGTCTCAGGGCGGCGCCCTGCGATCCGTCGACATCAGTGCCCTGCGCGCTGTCGGGCGCGGACCGCGAGATGTCTATCCGTATCGTGATGGGGTCTGATGCTCTCGGATATCTGGGCCGCCGCGCGGCAAGCCTGCGATGCCATCGGGCTGGCATGCCTGCTCGCCTATGTGGGCCGCCTCCTATGGCATGTCGGCGAGGTACAGCGCGGCCGGCGCCGTTTTTTCAGCACTCACCTATTGTGGGAGCTCCTGGCGGCGATCGGGATAGGTCTCGTCGCTGACGGGATGGCGACACATCTCGGGCTGGTCGGCGCGCCGCGTACCGCGGCGATCGTGGCGATTGCCTATCTCGGCCCGCGGGGCCTGGAAGACCTGGTGGGGCGGCTGCTGGCCGCCCGGAAGGGGGGAGTGTGAAGGACAATCGATCGACGGCCTGGGCGGCGATCGCCCTGGCGGAAGGCGGGTCGGCCGTGTCCGACCGGTCGGCGGCAGCCGATCCGGGCGGCACCACCCGCTGGGGGATCTCGCTGCGCTTCGCTGACGCGATCGGGCTGGACCTCGACGGCGACGGCGTGACGACACGGGCGGATATCCTGCTGGTCACCGAGCCGGTGGCGCTGGGCCTGTTCGAGCGGCATTTCTGGGGGCCGGTCCGGGGCGACGATCTGCCGGCCGGCGTGGACCTGGTCACGGCCGATATGGCGTTCCTGCAGGGGGGGGCCAGCGCCCGGCGGCTGCTTCAGCAGGCGGCGGGGGTGACGGCGGACGGGATCATCGGCCCGCGGACGCTGGCCGCGGTCCAGGCCGCGAATGCGGCCGATCTGATCGAGGAGATGACGGCGCGGCGGATCCAGTATCTGGCGAGCCTGAGCAATTGGGGGCACAACGCCGGCGGCTGGACCCGGCGGGCGCTGCGCATGATGCGGGCGGGGATGGTCCTCGCCGCGGAACAATAGGAAGGAGGGCAGAGAAATGGACGAGGAAAAGGACGGCCTGTGGTCGTGGATGAAGGGGCGGCTGCTTCAGCCGTCCACCGCGCGCGGCCTGGTCTGGGTCGCGACGTTCGCAGGCGTGCAGCTGGACCCGGCCGTCGCGGCGCAGATCGTCGGCGTTGCCGCCGGCGTTGTCGGCCTGATCGACATGATCAAGGATGACCATAAGGCGCGGCCGTAG